TATTGATATACTCGTTTAGAGTCGTTATTACATTTGTCAAATTATAAAAAATAATAAGTTCTTTGACCACATAATATTTACTTATAATAGCGCAATGCAGTAAATATTACCTTGAATCTTTTTTTTTATATAAATAAACTAATAGTTTTTGTATAGGAATTTATACATGGTCGTAAAATTCATTGGCATTATAAATTATCTCGGCTGGACCGCTCGTTTACCAGATGCTAATGCAATTTTGCAAATATGTTCAAGTCTTTCTACGTGTTCAAATGCACTCCATGCGTCTTTAGCTATAGCAATAATACCATGTCTGTCCATTCCAATTATGTCAAAATCAATTTCGCCTGTCGTTTTATTTAAGTTAAGAGCCTTAACTACAGCTATACCTAATTCTTTACTTTTTGGTTGTGTGATACAAACCGTGGGTCCAACTCTTGTATAACTGTTAATTTCAGGGAATTCCTCCGCAAGTGTTTGCAGATCCCAACCAGCGTACAAAGCTGCCACAATATATGTAGGATGTAAATGTAAAACAACTCTATTTTCAGGAACAATACGTTGTAAAAGTGCATGCAATGGTAATTCTCCACTCACCTCAAGACCAATTAATTTACTTTGGTAGTCATCATTAACTCTTTTCAAATCTAACCATGGTTCATGTGTTGTTTTATATTCGTTTTCAAATTTTAGTTTAAATATAAGTTCTGCATTTAAATGATGTTTACGCACACCAGAAGGTGTTATATACAGATATTCCTCATCTTTTCTTTTATATGACGCGTTGCCATCGCGTGTAGAAATCCAATTACGTTCATAAGCTGCTTTTAAAACATCACAAATTGTATCTATCATATTTTTATATTTTATAATATAAAAAAATTATATAATCTACGCAACGTATTAACAATTTAACAAAATTATTATTTGATGTCATTTGCCCCCGGCATATCATATCGACACTCGCTAACATAAATATGACCGTTTCATACCAAAAGTATCAATCCCATCACCGCCACTTATATAACAACTTAACAAATACCAAGCACAGATAAACCAAGCATTATACTATGGCTCCTATTATGACCGCAAAGACTTTCGAGTCTGCCAACATCTTCTTCGGCCCCGTTGAGAAGAATAAGATGGGCGGCCGCTTTATTCCCCTGACCGATAAGAACGGAACCAAAACCAAGATTGTTCTGCAATATCCTGCAATGAAACTCCCCTTTGGCATTTCTGGTTACCGTGACAAGCCCGAAAATGAGCCCCTCTCATATTCCGCCGATCTATCTTTCAATGGCTATGAAACTAATGAGAATATGCTCCTCCTGCACAATAAACTAACCGAGCTTGATAATTATCTTATCGATGCGGCATACACAAACTCCGTGTCTTGGTTCGGCAAGCAAAAATCCCGCGAGCTCCTAGAAGACACTTATCGCAAGCTCATCAAAACGGATCCAAGCGGTAAGTATGCGCCAATGACTAAGGCAAAGGTAACGATGATGAACGGCAAGCCCAATGTGCAGGTGTTTGATGTCGATAAGACTCCCATCACAATCGAAGATGTCCCTCGAGGATCATCGGTGAAGGTGATTGCGGAGGTGGCAAGCATCTGGCAGGTCGGCAGCACGGCATGGGGCATCACTTGGCGTGCACTTCAAATCCTGGTGACCGAGAAGCCAAACAAAATGGATAATTTTGCATTTGTTAACGACGGCAATGATGATGAAGAAATCACCGCAGATGGAGATATCATGTTTGCCGACGATAATTGAAATTGAAATCATATAATAAATATTTAAACACCCCACGCAGTCTCAACACAAGGTGTAATGTACTTTCTTTTTGAATGTTATAATCAGCAAGTGTCCGTCCGTCCTCAAGTTGTTTCCCGTTGATAATTGAAATGATGTAATAAACATTTAAATACCGCCGCGCAGTCTCAGCACAAGATGTATGGTACTTTCTTTTTGGATATTATAATCAGCAAGTGTGCGCCCATCTTCTAATTGTTTTCCAGCAAATATCAGCCTCATTTGGTCTTCAGGGATACCTTCTTTGTCACGTATTTTTGTTTTTAAGGTTTCAATAGTGTCACTAGATTCTAGTTCGATTGTCAGCGTTTTTCCCGTGAGGGTCTTAACGAAGATCTGCATATACTATAAGAAAACAAAAAAATTATGAAAAAATACGTGTCATTTGGTCCCGGCAAATAAATGAATATATATATTCTTATTGGCTAATTAAAAACATATTAAAAAATATATTATAGAAGACGATGCCGTGGCAATTGATTTTGAATATTTTGGAATCCAAACAATTGATGATGAATAACTTAACAGGAATCAATCATGTAACTCAGGAACAATGAAGCAAAACAAGGATATTGCAAAAGAAAAAGAGCTATCCAGTTACTATCTTGACGAATTGGACGAAGAACCCGAATATGATCTTTATGAGGACGATCCGGAAATTTGGCAGGATTATTTCTCTGAAGAAATGGTGACTGCTTATCACATCCTTCAAGAATATATCAAATCGCAAGGACTGCCGCTTCTTGACAATTGCTCATTTCCAGATTTTGTAGAGTTCTGTTATAAATTTTCCTCTGGCAGAAAACCCGCTGTATGATATTTTATGAGAATGAGGTATAATCTTATGTCAATGCACGTATATTAAAGAAGAGTAGTTGTTGAATTCGGGATTGTCGATACGGAATATTATCATATCGACAATCCAAAGCATATAAAGAAACTTATATACTGTATTTACAAACATGCCACATAAAGATCCTAATAAAAGAAAAGAATATGAAATAAAACGTCATGAAGATAAAAGACAAAATGCATACAATTCTATAATAGCCGGTGAAATAATTAATAAAAAGAAATGGGATATGTGGTGTAATACAATCAAACATAATGCTATGCGGAATGGTTATCCATATTCTAACAATTTTACAAATGATAAAATGTTTGAAATGATGCTTCAAGGATGTTTTTATTGTGGAGACATCTCTACCACGATAGATAGAATAGATTCAAAACTCTATCATACACCTGGAAATTGCATAGGGTGTTGCAAAGGATGCAACAACTCAAAGGGTGCTGCTGACTCTGCGACGTTTATCAGAAAGGCGTATTATCGCGCTCGTGGAAAATACTTCGATGACATGGCCGATATATGATTCGTTCACACAAACATACCGAGTATGTATATTTACAAACAAAGTTCAAATAAGAAAGGAGTGCCGTTCGCCCTGTCCAAAGAAGACTTTAATAGGTTGATCAATGGAGACTGTGAATACTGCAAAAGAATTCCTACTACATGGTTTGGTATCGATCGCGTGGTGCCGTCATTAGGATACGTGCTAAGCAATGTAGTCTCGTGTTGCCTCGATTGTAATGTAGATAAACTCGGGGATGACGTCAAGACGATGATGAAGCGAAACGAACGAATCGCCGATCGAGTTGACACCGGTGAGCTCGCCATCCTCGATTGTGATAAAGTGATCCTCCATAACGGTGCTAACAAGATCTCACATAAGGTATGTGTGTATAGCAATGTATATGAGAGCCAGCGAAAAGCATCGATTGCATTAAAAAAAGATGTTAATTACGTTTTCTTGTGTATCAAGAATGGAAGATATTCTAACGATATTTTCGAGATCACTGATGAATTTTATAATTTTTCTATATTGAATAAACTCGAAAACATTACAAAAAAGATGTATCTATTATTCAACAGAATGTAATCTCTGGAATAATGTCATTAATTATCGAAGATCTTCCCAACTTTGCATTCTATTTGTTTTTTTAATGCAGGAGTTAGTTCTACCAATTCACCCCCGATCCAGATGGTATCACAACCTTGGTTGTTTGGCTTCCGGCAGCGAAGTCCCGACTTATTTCCGGTTCCATAAAATGGAAATTTCTTATCGAATGCAGGATCTTGCGCTATCAAACTGTAATATAATTTCATAAAATCATTAGGAGCATTATAGTCACTGAATCGTTCGCGTGTCATAAAAAATATTGCGATAGCAATTGCTGTAATAACAACAGCCACCGTTATATACAAGTATATCATTTAATGTAATCAAATATTATTTTATTTTAAATAAGATAAAATAAAATATAATATAATAATAACATAAATGTCGTCAGAGGAAACAGCTCGTGCTACTGGCCCACCTTATGCTATGAATGCAACTTTGAGGAACGTGTTTGAAACCAGCAGATATTCGCCGCTCGAAACCGCCGAATTGCGTTTAGCTCCCAGCTTTAGCAATGCAGACCCCGATAAGAAACGCTGTTTTACGGAGACCGAACTCGCGCAGAAATGTCCTACTTTATTGTATGAGAAACCTCCTGCACCAAAACCAACTGCCGATGACAAATGCCCCGGATATATCAACGTAGATGCTGGCGATGGTTTTGTGCAAGAGTTTGGTGACAACGATAATGGCGGAGGCTTCACTCCAATGATTCCTGACAATAAAATTGAGGCATATGTTTTTCCCATGGCACCAAAGAAAAATACGCTCCCGATGAAGGCTAACACCCCGACAACCATCAAAATGGCCGGACTGACAATGACAATGTTGCCGCGGACTGCCCAAGCAGTTAACAGCATCACTTGGAACAAAAAAGAATACTTAAAATCGCCATTATTTGCTACAGCCGCCATCGATGTCCCAACAGGTGTTACTGACAAAGTAACTCGTGTCGAAGAAACATCTGGGGCTATAAAAAGCATCTCCAAAGTCACATCGGTTGCTGCCAGCCCTTCCGCTGTATGGTCCAGCGTAGATGCCGCATACACTCTTCCCCCTGGAACTGTTATTGCTGGGAAGAAGGTGAGCCATAAATCCACGATCAGCACCACTCGCATAACAAAGAGTATTTCTATTGCGTCTAATTTGGTGTCACGATATACTTCTGGTGTTTCCTTGGAAAACCCGTTTATTAGCGGACGTTTCAATATTCCAATGTTCACTTTGAATCCTGAATTTAAGAAGATTTATGTTTACAAAAAGAGTACAAACGCGTGGGAGATTCCGACACAAGCTACATTAAATCTAAACGCCAACGATGTGCTCGCCGTGATCTTCACTAATACCGCACAAACCCACGCGATGGGTATGCGGCCTATAGCCTTCCCTAAACCTAAGAATTTTGGTTCCACTTTCAATAATAAATTAGAGATGAACATTGTCCGCAGCGACACTGGGGTGATTGTTGCCACTACTTTGTCCGTTGGCACTCGTGGCGGAAATGCTAACAAAGTATATGCTCCTTCGGGAATTTATACAGTGGTTCAGGATAATATTTTCGGAACCCATAAATATGTATATGACTTACTGAATAAAATATACAAGAAGGATACCGGGAAATGCCCTCCATGCAAACCCATCATGCCCACTAAAACTCGTACTATTTCTGGCAAAATTGAAAAGGTGGTTGATGCAAATAAAATCACGATAAGATATACAAAGCCCGACAAGAAAGTTGTTATTGCCACGGTCACAAAAGCCAAACACAATATGAAATTGGGCGAACTTGTAAACGTTATTATTGACTTTAATGCACCATACGCGTTCAAAGCCGTAATTAAGAAGGCTGCACCAGTCGCTACAGTGACAGTCGAAGGGACCGTGCTCAGAGTCATCAATAAAGCTCAGGTGGAAATTCGTTTCACTAAGCCGAATAAAGAAGTGGTCACAAGATCTGCGGACAAAAACGAGCACAAGATGATTGTCGGAGAAAAAGTTAATGTGGTTTTGCGTAAAGGTGGATTGTATCCCTTTATTTCTATCTCTAAAAAGATTGCCCCCAAGCCTGTACCTACAGTAAATCGCAAAGTAGACGGAAAAGTATTGAAAGTACTAGATGCCAATAAAGTGCAAATTAGATATACTAATCCCGCAAAGAAAATCATTACTTCCACAATTACCAAAACGGCGCACGCTATGAAAATCAATGAAATCATCGACGTCACTCTGAAAAATAGTGCGCCATTTACCTTTGTGTCTATTTCTAAAAAACCCGTTAAACCCGCACCAAAACCCGCACCAAAACCAGCGCCAGAACCTACGCCAAAGCCTACACCTGCTAACAGGATCACAGTCACCGGTAAAATTACACAAGTTCTCACCAAAGATCGCGTCAAAGTTCAATTTACAAATCCCGCTAAGAAAGTCATAACGTATACCATCACAAAGAAGAACCATAATATGAAAAAGGGCGAAATTGTGAATGTTGGTCTTGTGAGTGTTGCGCCATACAGATTTACATCATTGAATAAAAAGAATGCGCCAAAACCTGCGCCAAAACCTGCGCCGAAACCCGCTCCTAAGCCAGCGCCAAAGCCCGCTCCTAAGCCAGCGCCAAAGCCCGCTCCTAAGCCAGCGCCAAAGCCCTCTCCTAAGCCCGCGCCGAAGCCCGCGCCGAAGCCCGCGCCGAAGCCCGCGCCGAAGCCCGCCGCAAATCGTATTGTAGCCGGAACTGTGACCAAGGTTATCAATGCCAACCAAGTGCAGATCAAGTTCACGAAACCGGATAAGAAGGTCGTTATAATGACCGCCACTAAGAACGGGCATAACATGAAACTCAATGAGTCTATCAACGTTGGTCTTAAAAACGTCGCTCCTTATGCATTCATCACTGTTGCTAAGAAATCCGCCCCTAAGCCTGCCCCTAAGCCTGCCCCTAAGCCTGCCCCCAAGCCTGCCCCCAAGCCCACCCCTGGAAATCGTGTGATCCTTGGCCGTGTGATGAAGGTGGTTGGCCCCAATACTGTAGCGATCCGATTGACTGATCCTGCGAAGAAGGTCAGAGATGTTACATTGACTAAAAATGCACACAAGATGAAGTTGAACGAAATTATCAACGTGAACATAAAGAACGTGCCGCCGTATCAAGTTATTTCCATCGCTAAGAAATGATTAATTGATCCAGTCCATTGGGTTGCCGAACGCGCTGTCATCAAATAGATCTTTGTCGCCGCCAATCATGGGTTTGCGTGTATTGTTCTCAAAAATTAAAGAAGATTTCTTCATTGCATCTTTTACGAAGATATCCTGGATAATATCTTCGTAAAGATTCCTGAGCATGTCCAGCTCCGCAAGCATCCGCTGCTCATATAAGTAAATTTCATGGTGGAGAGCGTAATTGCTCTTCAGGTATGCCTGCTCCTCAGCAGAATAACGATGTTCAAAATTATCACAAAACCAATGACCAATGATTCCCACCGGGATAATGGACCTCTGATATTCGCAATAGGCAATCTCGTCAAATGCGAGATCCATAAGATATTCGAGGTCGGAGAGGGAGGCCATGGTTGTTGGGAAGCTTTAATTATTTGGTGAATAATGATGTGAAAACTAAGTATTTATAACAATTATCGTGCCGGGATCAAATGACAATTGTCCCATGGCATTTTTAAAAAATATGCTTGGCATCTTTATATGTTAATATGACAATATGATCATTTACATATCGTCAATATGTCTGATTCCCAGGAAAATAGGAAATCTGGGCGCGTCCTTCATCCCTGTGGCAAAATATTTGAACTTTACGAGCTTGCCGATGAGGTTGTCGCGGTCATTCCAAAATTCCTTCCGTTGCTCAGCAGTAAATCCACTTCCAATCGCAAATTCAATTCCATTATAGTTGACAATAAAGCTTCCCAGAGTGTCTTGGTCGATCTTGCCGTCCTTATGCGATGACCTCTTAGCATACCCAAATTCATCCGTCGTCTTCTTGTTGCTATTTTTTTGGAGCTCATTGAAACCAATGATCTTTGCCTCGTCGTCGTCAAACTTCTTCATCTTAATCAGAGAAAATTCTTTAAGAGTTGAACGACCAAATTTGTAAGGCCCATGAGCAGAGCGCAGCATTACGCCTTCAAATTTTTCCTCCAGCACTTCTGCTTCATACTTCATCAATTCCTCGATTGTTTTTAGTTCCGTAGGAATCAGTGGAATAATTTTTACCGGTGATGCCGAGAGGATTTCGGGATGCTCTTCCACATACTTTTTCATGTCTTCCATGCGTTCGATGTATGGCTTCTTAGGATCATCGCGAACATAATCAAACCAATAATAATACGCTTGCTCATTCCCAATTGACTTTCCCGCTGTCATAACCACGGACGTTGTGTTTTGAAAATTATTTCCCATGATTATCTCGCCGTCTGAGCCATCAGGGAGGATCTTTTTGAGTGCTTCTGCAATTTCGGCATTGCGAATTGGTTTAAATGTGCGCGAAACAATCTCCCCACCGATCTTCAGGCAACGAATACCGTCCAATTTAGGAGTGGCATACGCGGGAAACTTAACGGAGTCGATGGTTTCCAGAGATGCGGCGAGCATAGGCTTTGTGATCGACATTTTGATTTGGTTAATGAGTAAATGTAAACCTGATATTTATAATTATTATTGACAATATGGTACCGGGATCAAATGACAAATATGATCGTAACCATTTACAACCATGAATAAATTCCTATACAAAAACTATTAGTTTATTTATATAAAAAAAAAGATTTGAGGTAATATTTACTGCGTTGCGCTATTAAAAGTAAATATTATCATTTTTATAATTTTATAACTATTTTGGATTCGTAAATTGGTATATTTAAATGCTTGGAAATGTCACATTCATCTGGAATTTTGATTGATCGTCTCGAGGGCGAAACGTCGATACGGCAAAATAATCGATATTTCCCAATTAAAATAATCGATATTTGTCTGGAATCCCCAATCAAATATAGACATATCGTCAATCATGTATATTTAAATTATATCATTATCATAATATCAATAATGCGAGCGGCCCACATGAGAATGGCACAGGAAACTACCATTGAACGCCATGCGAATGCTGAAAATATAAATAGTATTAAAAAGTTTTTTAAGGATCTGTTTGGCAAATATGTTCGATAAGTTATTTAACGCAGGAAAACTTTTGCCCTTTGCCAAAATTTTGATTTACGCAGAATGTCCCGGCATAAATTTTATAATTAAGATTTTCGTATTTGCGATCGGCATCGCGGGGATCTTTGATGAATTTACCAGCGGCGTCGAGAACTGTCAATTCAGACAATCCGCGTTTATGAGCCCATAAACCCGCACTTTTTATTAAGAACGGGTCTCCTTTATTCGGATTATTCATTGGAGAATTAATCTGGTTCTTGTCGACTCCAATATTTTTAGCAAGAGTATTGATATTTTTTTTGCCATCGCTTTCTACGAGCATGTCGCCCATCTGTCTGTAAAAATGATAATCATTCCCTGGATCCACAAATGCCATTATCTTGTAAAAATCCTTTTTGCATTTGACACACGGCGACGCAGCATATCCTCCATTAGTCTTTGTTTCTAAATCGGCTACTATGCGAGATTTTAAGGTTTTCGGATCTGTTAAATCATCACGATATTTTAAAGTTTTTGATATTTCCCCGGGTTGTAGTTTTTTATTTTCTAAAGATTTCAGCCAGTCAATGGCATAGGCATAACAATTCGAAGTTTTTTTTCCCCATCGTTCATCACCATATACAAAATTTGTGAAAGGCTCCTCAGCTCCACTCAACGGCAATCCACCTTTCACTAATTTGGCCAATGTTCCATCTGAGGAACGTGGAACATTATTCATTTTATATAATGCAATATTTTTAATTATGCCGATTGTTGCTGTGACAAACAATGGATGTTTCCACCGCCAAGCAAAAATTCTCGCGAATAAAACCCAATTACTTTTCTGTCTGGGAATATTTTTTTGAATTGCTCTTCTGCAAGTTTATCGTATTTTTCATCTCCAAACGTTGGAAAAATGATTGCTTCATTAGGCATAATGAAATTCACGTAAGACGCCGCCAGCCGATCACCGGCATTGCGCGGACACGACATCCCCGATTCAATTATTCCTCGTGCCTCCTCGACGGTGATGAACATGTCCTCTGGAATATGCATCTTATGAATTTTCAATCTCCTGCCTTTTGCATCTCTTGTCATTGTCAGATGTTCATATGCTGCTTGCGAACGAGAATATTGAGGGTGGGTTTTATCGTCGGTCCATGCCAGAATAACTTCTCCGGGACGTGCAAAACAACACATATTATCCACATGCCCATTTGTTTCGTCATCGACAATACCGTGATCGAGCCAAATAACTTTTTCAACGTTTAAATATTTTTTTAAATTTTCTTCGATATCGGCACCAGATATCAAAGGATTTCTCCCGGGGTCCAAAAGACATTCTTTAGTGGTTATGCACGTCCCTTCGCCGTCCACATGGATAGACCCTCCTTCCAAAATAAAGTTTGTTTTATATGTTTTTATATTTTCGCACATTAACTCGGACACTCGCTCGTCGTTTTGCCACGAAGAGTATAATCCGTTCACCAAACCACCCCATGCATTAAATCCCCAGCAAATGCCTCTATTTTCATTTCCATCCGTTACAAATGTCGCACCAGTATCGCGCACCCATGCGTCATCTGTTTCTGCAATGACCATTTGAACATCCGTAGAAATCAAATCCAGTGCTTTTTTCATGTGACGTTTTGGAACAATCATTACAACTTTTTCAAATACGCTGATCAAATTTGCTAATTCACAAAGAGCTTTTTGTGCAGGCACGGCATTATTTCTCCAATTATCCGATCTGTATGGAAATGCCAACCAAGTGCATTCATGATGTTCAAATTCCCCTGGCATCTTAAAACCGTCCGACCGTGGATTACTCATAGTAGCTTGATTACAGAGTCGTTAAGTTAATTCATATCGTTGCTATTACACATAAATAAAATAAAAAGTTAATAATCATATAAATGTACAAACCGGTATCCACGCCCGCGGAGGGGCGCGCCAAAGCAACTTTAATGCTAGAAAATACCATTAATGATCCAAATATTTCTCGGTTACTCGAACGAGCTGTATGGAATCATGCCGTGAATTTTTGCAAAAAAAATGATAAAACACTCGCCTGGGACAATGCTTCGTTTAGAAATGCATATACCCAAAAAATACTGGGAGTGCGATATGTGGCTCGAGAACGTCCCGATGTTCTTGATAAATATATGTCACTAGATCCGACTCTTAAAACATTCGTGAATGCAAATCCGTGGGAGCTTTGGCCTGAGAGATGGGAGACCGCATTTGAAGATGCAGCTCGGAAAGCATTGCGGTTTGCAGATGCAGACTCAGAAGTTGATCCCGATAAAATGCAGGATGGACTGCTACAATGCAAATGCGGAAGCAGGAAAACTTCATACTATGAGAAACAGACGCGTAGTGCCGATGAACCCATGACTGTATTTGCAAAATGTCATACTTGCAACAAAAGATGGAAACAGTAAGTCATAATATTTTATGTTTTCCGCACCATAAATCTCTTTCAAACAATGCTTCTTTACTTATAACATCTTTTATGAAACGTCATATCGTCACTTCGTGTTATAAGATACGATAAATTATATGTAAATAAATACATTATGAACCCACGTCATCATCACGATCTGAGCAAATTTCCTCGAATCACACACCTATCAGAAGATTTCAAGATGTCTGCAAGGCTCTGTTATAGAAACGATAGTGATTACGAAGAAGATATAAAGATTGTAAGATCTGAAGCAGCCGAGATAGATGACTTCCTAGATATGTATAATGTAGAAAAAACCAACTCTTATCGCATAAACCTCGACCACCGGGCTCGCAAGAACTTCAATGGTATAGTGATAAGTGTATCCAAGGGTAGACCGGTCGTATTCGTAATTGACAATCAAATGTCTTGTTCGGAAAAAATCGGAGTCATCATCACGTTCCCTGAAGGACTATCGCGCGATGATTTTATAGGGTCTGTGATTACGAATGTCAAATGGGGAAAAGAAAAACGTGCTGAATATGACTGTTTCTCTGAAATTATAGTAGAGACAACTATTGGGAACTTGACACTGACAGCCTTTAACGAACACAACGGATATTATTCACATGCTGTTATTGCATGCTTCAATGATAAGGTAGAACACTTCAGTCTATGACGCATATTGACACACTGTGTTATAAAGAGACATCAACCATATGTAAATCCAAAATGGAAGAAAAGACACTCGAGTATTATTTTGAAGACGGAACTCACGTAATATTCAATAAATATACATCTAATTTTGCATATGACCGGACGTGGAAGAAATTGATATAATGTATTCATATCGACATATTGATGCATAAATTTAAAGAATGTAATACAAATTATCATATAATGGACTTTGAAAGCACCCTTAATCATCCTCTGGATGATCTACAGAAGCAAGGAATCAAAAGCATGAAGAATAATAATTCTATATTTGCGGCCATGCCTACCGGTTCTGGGAAAACGATCTTCGCCGAATATGCAGGATATCTCTCATTCGAAGCGGGAACAAAAATGATTTATTCAGCTCCTCTTAAAGCCATTAGCAACCAAAAATATCGTGATTTCAAGCGGAAGTTTGGCGAAGAAAATGTGGGCATCATCACCGGAGATGTCGTGATGAATGAAAATGCGGATTTACTGGTGATGACAACGGAAATCCTCCGCGCACTGGTATTTGCACTTGACAATCGTTTGAATTCCGTGAAATGGATCGTATTTGACGAAATTCACTATTTGAACGATCCGTCGCGCGGAAGTGTATGGGAAGAAACACTCATATTGATGCCAGATACAATGAGAGCGGTGTTCCTTTCCGCGACCGTTCCAAATGCAAAAGAGTTTGCAACTTGGTTTGGTTCTATGAAGAATCATCAAGTTGACGTCATCTTTACCATAAAGCGTCCTGTTCCATTGAGTTTTCACGTTATCAACAACAACGAAATCAAGGACATCTCCGAGTTCGACAAGATCAAAATTGATGCTCCCACTGTGATCGACAAGAAACTCGTGAAGCTTTTGCAGGATAACCAGATGACGCCAAGCATCTTTTTCAGTTGCAACAAGATCCGGATCGAAGCACTGGCGAATCGTCTTTCCAAAGAAGGCGGGATTATTTCAGTATACGAGTCCAAGAACATTAAGAAGACATTCGAAGACCTCCTCCGGAAATTCAAAATCCCTGAAGAATATACGTTCCATCAAAAATATATGGGATATGCAATCGAGGGTGTCGCCGTCCATCACGCCGGAATGCCACCCTACGTGAAGGAAATTATTGAGATGCTTTTTTGCAAAGGGATGCTGCCCATCCTTATTTCTACGGAGACTTTCTCGGTTGGAGTCAATGGACCAGCGCGGTCGGTGGTGTTTGAGTCTCTTTATAAATTTGATGGCGCTGGCCATAGAATATTCAAGGAATCTGAATTTATCCAGATGGCTGGGCGGGCGGGGCGTCGCGGCTTTGATACGGAAGGATCTGTATTTGTTCTATACGACCCGTCGGTGCCAAAGAATACAATGTCTAAACTGGTCGTCGGAAAACCAGAACCGTTGCGATCATCATTAGAGATGTCTGCGGGATTTGTGCTTCGTTGCATGCGGAGGAATATTGATGTTGAAGACGTTATCAAAGGAACGTTTGATTCCTTTGTGGTATTTAAACCTGCTGAATCAGAGCTTGCTTTGTGCCGCATGTTTGAAAACAAGCGTGTTTTATGGAAGAAACTTCTGTCGCTGGTAGATATTTGGAAATATGTCAAAGTGGGAATGAAATGCACTATGCTTGACGGGAAGCTTGGCGTTATCCAAGAAGTATCATCAAACGGCGCGTATAAAGTTCTCACCGGAGAAAATGTCGTGTCTACTGGAATTGTGGAAATTGACATGAAGTTGGACATGAAGATCAAAAATTTTGATAGTTCACTTATTCTATCAAAACTCAAAAAAATTGGACCTGTTGGCAAACCGGAAAACTACGATGATATTATGGAATATATCCAATCGGCAGACATTAACCGTGGGCTTTTGGACAATTTCCAGGAATATAAAAAATGGCTGGAAAGTGAAAACTTGTGCGATGGAATGATGCTTAATCCTCTTGGTGAAATTGCTGCCAATATTGGTTCTATTTGTCCAGTTCTTGGTGCTAAGCTGCTATCCGGCGATATTATTGATGAAGACATCGTTGCGATTGTTGCCACATTTTCTGCTGCTCGGGATAACTCATCATCAGGTAAGTCACTTATTCTTCCATTTTTGGACTATTGCCCGTTTTCCGTGGATTGGGATCTTGTGGTCGGTGCAAAAAAATGGTTTGCCGGTGAATCTATCGAGGATATTTGCAAAGAAGGCACTATGTTTGAAGGAAATTTGATTTCGTGCATCACACAAACCAGGAACGCAATCATGGAACTCATCAATGCCAACATGCAAAATGATACTCTCCAAAATATTCACGATCAGCTCAACCGAGGAGTAGTCCAATTTGGGTCTTTGTATATTTGATCATATCGTCAATTGTTTTTATATATTACTGTAAATGTCCTCATAGAATAAAATGCCATACATATCTTCTTCTTCGATCAATAAGAAGATCACTATTATTTCTGTTCTTATGTGGGGTTGTATAGCATCGTTTATTTCATTGCTCACGGTTGGAATTCTTTTGAGTTGGTGGCCAATGATTGTTATATCGTTTATATTTCTGGGAAGTGCTATTGGATTTATTATACAGATTAATAAACTTCGTAAACGTAGGAATGTTTCCGAAGCATTCGAATATCCAGTTGTTAATAATATGACATATCCAATGGCAGTTCCGTATGTTCCTCCAATGTCAGTTCCAGCCTCATTTCCTGCGTCACCGCCTATTGTTGCCGTTGTCTGACAAAAAATAAGTATTCATATATTGTGGGATTAGAATCCATTTGTTTTGCTTTAAATCTTTTATGGATTTTCTCGACAACTTCAATATCACCAAACGCAGATAATAATTTCATCATATCTTCTTTGGAAATTAATGATTCTGAACTGTAAGAAATAACTATTAATCGCGCGGTTATAGAGGATAGCAGCTCATTGAATGATTCCATAACAGCATTTTTGCGACAAAAATTTGATTTATTATATTCGCACACACCGGTAATTCCTTTCCCTGGTATTGGATTAATAATTTGGTTTAAAATAAAGTAATTGCCACCATATTGCCGCGCGTTATACGGAGGATCGATATATACAATATCTGCATTTACCTTTAATTGTGCAGCATCTTTGCAATAACATTTTAATTTTGTATTAGATTGGCGTTCGTGTATCGGCTTTAAAATCAATATCTTTTCAGCGGTTTTCTTGAATTGTTTGAGAAATGCTCCCATTATTACACTGGTATTCTTCACGGAATCCGCGCTCGTTATTAAAGAAGCAAGCAAAAAATAATAATATTCTTCATTTTTGTATTTTTCAATCTCAGCTCGTATAGCGTCAATTTTCATCGCATTTTCTGTTGTAAAATACATTCTGTTTCCGGAGGGAGAATACATTTCCGTCATAAACCCAGACATTGGTTCAACATCGTTCAATCGGTCAATGATCGTAGATATTTGATCTGAATATTGACATTGCAATCCTCTTGCAATGACATGCGAATACATTTCCAAGTCATTAGAAATCGTAGAATATCCATGAGATAGCGCTGCGTCTGTTACGGCACATGATCCTGCAAAAATATCTGCAAATGATATAAAGCTTTTGTCCGTCCTCTTTGCAATTTCTTCAAAAATCCAATCCGACAATTTGTGTTTTGATCCTATATAACCAATTCTATTCATAGAATATACATCATTAATTTTAATGTATTTTATCGGTATATCGTCATGTGTAACAATATAATCAAAATGCATTGTTAAATAGTAATGACTGTTCAAGCAATCATAGCTGCTGTTGTTTTTGCTATAGGATTGGCTGGATTTATCACATCACTTTGCGTTGGGCTGGCATTTAAATTCACGGCAGTTACAATTGGAATCATGGTATTTTTCTTTGTATGCACATGTGTGGGGCTTGTTGCAGGAATCCAAGTATATGGAGACAAGGATAAAAAAATGTTTTCATGTTGGCACGGCACCTCTGAGACAGTTTAAGCTAAATGTTTTAAGTACCACGGGACTTCTATTTCTTTGATTTGTTTCGGCAATAAACACTCGATTTTTTTACGTGGAGGAATGTATGATGGGCATGCATATTGAGCAAAAATATTCACTTTAGATTTGCGGGGTTCAACGGTGACTTCAGGAATTTCGGCATCAAGAGGGATTGCAGGGTTGTCATTTAGAATTATATTGTAACCATTCTTGATAGAATCATATTCTAAAATAAAGTGATTTTCCCACCAATCAAGATATTTTACGGGAATTCCTCTTTTGAGCACAGAAGCGTATACCTCCTCAGGGGGGTATTTTTTAAGAGCATTCTTGAGCTTAATACAGCCGCTGTCATCGCGACGATGCTCTCTCATGCGGGCCCAGATTGTGCGTTTGGTTTGGCCAACATAAACTTTTTCATTCGGAAATTGAATCTTATAAATAAGACCAACTTCGTCTTCGAGAATGATCATTTATAAAATAGAATAAAAGTTTGTTAAGTTTTTGATCACAATGAATGCCGAACAGGAATTGGCGGCAATTGTGAAATCACTTCTTGCACTTTTTCAATAGATTCGTTATACATATTAGCAGCATCGGCAATCTGGACAGCTAATTCGTTCTTATTATCAATTAAAGCGCGCACAACGTATTCTTCGGCACTCCGTATATTATAATGAGCGGCAATTTCTCTGGCCATTCTAATCACTTCGAGTTGATGATCCTCGGAACCTATATAGAGCCCATCGCAGTCCTTTATCAGTGGACAAACATAATTATGTAACATATCCAACATTTCAGGGACAACTCCGGCTCGAACTTTGATAACGCGTTTAGTCGTAGGACGTCCGGTAGTCATAGGCTTAGAAATACGTGTGGCAAGCATATATAATAAAGCCGATTTTAATTTATATAAATTTACGCATATCGTCACTTGTTATAACTTAATGTAAATAATGATCATCATATTAATATGATTCTCTCGCGTCAAGGCGCAAAAATCAAGATTGAAGACCTTACTGAATCCGAGAAAAAACTTGTGAATAGAGAATTATTTGTTGCTCCGGTTTCACTGAACGACGAGTTTCCAAAAAAATTCAAGGTTTTTAAGCGAACGGATACTCATGTTTTTATGCCACGTTATTGGGCTTTGGAAAATTTAAAAAGATTTGCCATAACGGAAGACTATGGCAAAATTGAATCAATGCAATCAAACGTAAAATTCACCGGAGCATTGCGTAAAGAATTACAACAAGAAGCCGCAACGGACGCATTGCTGAAACAACTTCGTGAGACTGGAGGAGGAATATTGTCGCTTGACACGGGATTTGGGAAAACAGTATGCTCTATTTATACGGCATGTCAATTGAAGGTGAAGACAATGATCCTCATTCATAAAAAATTTCTTGAAGAACAATTTGAAGAAACCATTAAACGTTTTGTTCCCGAAGCAAAAATATCTAAAATTCGCGGGGATTCATGCGATTTATCCGGGGATTTTGTCATCGCATCAATTCAAACACTTCTGGTAAGGAAATATAATGCGTTTGATGGGATTGGTTGTCTTATAATAGATGAGGCCCATCATATTTGTGCGGAAAGTTTCAGTCAAGCAATGTTTGGCATTTCTTTCAAATATGTTATTGGGTTGTCTGCGACTCCTACAAGGAAAGATGGGCTTACGCGTGTACTTCATTGGTTTTTAGGCCAAACTGCATTTGAAGTTCGCCGGAAAAATCAAACAAACGTGATAGTAAAGATTTTGCCATTTACTCATGCAGAATATAAAATGCCACCTCCGGTGAATCGTCGTGGAGATATTTGCTATGCTTCTTTGATGACGAAAATAGTAGAGATTAAAGACCGAACGATATTTATAGCCGAGCAAACTAAAAAGATTGCAGAAACTGGGAGATATGTATTGGTTCTCAGTCATCGTAGAAATCACGCCATAGAAATCAAGGACATTCTTATATTATTAGGAGTTGATGCAGCAACATATTTAGGCGGTGATAAGACAGAGCCAGACGCGCAAGTTATTTGTGCTACATACCATCTTGCTTCTGAGGGATATGACAATCCCAGGTTATCGGGACTAATACTTGCGACCCCATCCTCGGACGTTATCCAGGCGTGTGGAAGGATTCTGCGAGGTGGTTCTGGAAATGACCCCATTATTGTAGATATAGTAGATAATTACTCACTTTTCTTAGGTCAAGTAGCCAAAAGAAAAGCTTTTTATAGGAAGATAGGATTCAATATGGGGAAAGATGACGCCCCTGTTAAAAAAATAGAAGAACAATTAGGAGCAATGTTTATTGACGATGATTAGAAATCTTCCAAGTCAGAGTCATCATCTTCTTCTTCGTCGTTTGCCAGCGCGCCAACAACTTCTTTCTCAATAAGAGGATGAGACTCGCCATTTAAACCGGAGGCAATATTTTGAGCATAATTTCTAGCTTGCATAGCACCAATCTCGACTTCATTCTCGGAGTCTTTTGATGTCATCTTTTTATATAAAAAGAATCCACCGATCAATACCAAAAGAATTATGGTAAATAGTACCGGCTTGGGAATGCTGCCTATGAATTCCTGAACTTGCTCTATGATTTCCATTGTTTATTACATTATAAATTATTTTTATTCAAGAAAAAAAACACATTTACTTGTCATCATTAATATAATCGTCGATGTCGGCATACACTTCCATTTCTTCGTCGGCAAATGCTTCCATCTCTTCGTCGTATGTCATATAAGGATCCTGCTCTTCGTATTCCTCGGTTTCGTTAATGTCATCATATTCTGTCTCAACCTCGTAGCTGTAATAGGAGTCGTTATCGTTATAGTAGGAAGGCATTGTAATTATCTGGTATTATTTCACTGATGGTGTTCATATTTATAAAGTTTTCAGAGCCAGGAGCAAATGACATTCTGCCCATGTCACTCATTTCATTTTTCAATTTAATATTATCCTTGCTCAATTGTGTTGTTTCTTTTTTTAGTTTACGAACTTCTTCTTTCAAAGGAGAAATAGCCTTTTCGACAGCTGCTTGAATCATCATTTTGAGATCGTTGGGAGTGCCTGAAGTATTAATATTAATAGTGTTAGTGCTCATTTTATTAATATTATATATTTTTAAAAAATAACAATTTATTATAATATTATGTGGCAATTTTTTCTAATAGCGATGGTTGCAATTATAGCGTTTTTGGTTATCAAGAAACAAAAGCGAGAGCCTGCCAGGAAATCTGGAGACCAACTTCTCGATAAAGAAGATATAATTGATGTATTCGGTAATGATCTCTTGGATGAATTCACTTTAAAAAAACACGAGAAATTAAATTGATTGCAACCATAGACACACAAAGTCTCCGAGTTTTTGTATGAAGACTTTGCATCTCTTTTTCAAAAGATTCACGCATGAGTTGCATCTCCTTTTCAATTCCTTTTCCATGATCATCAATTATTCCGTGCATGACTCGCACCTCATTTTCAATTCCTTTTCCATGATCATCAATTATTCCGTGCATGACGCGAACTTCGTTTGTAATTGCGTTTCCGTGATAATTGATCTCGTCGCCGATGCCTGCAATCTTCCCTGGGAAAGAAATAATCGAATTCATTTATTCTAATATATTGTTTTTTCATTAAGTTTTTGCTTATATTGTCATTTGATCCCGGTGTAAAAATGGTATATAAACTTAATAAAAAGATATATCTTTAAAATTAAATGTCAATCCTTAATATTCCCGCCGATGTCCATGTTGCCAATCTCCATCCATATGTTGTGAAGTTATTTCAAAAACCTCAATATGCCCAACGGACTCCCGAATGGTATGAGGTTCGCAAAACGCTCATGACCGCATCCGAATCATCAGCTGCTTTGGGAATTAAACCATTTGCCGGATTTCGAGGTTGTCCGCGTGAAGACCTCCTAATGAAAAAATTGAATACTGTTCCAGTGGTTGGCATGGCGTTACAGCATGGAGTTCGATATGAGTCAGAAGCTGCAGAGATGGCCATGAGGATACTCGGAGAAAGAATGTTCGAGTTCGGGTTGATCGTGCACGACGAATACCCCTGGCTGGCAGCATCTCCAGATGGCATCACGTCAAGAGGGTATTGTGTAGAAATTAAGTGCCCTCTCAGACGAAAAATTATTCCTGGTGAGGTACCTCATCATTATTATCCTCAGATTCAAACTCAGATGGAAGTATGTAATGTTGATTTTTGCTACTTCATACAATATAAGCCTGGATTTATGAATGATGGAGGAGTTCCGTTTATTGATATTGTGGTCGTGGAGAGAGATAGACGATGGTTTGAAGACAGAAAACACATTCTCTATGGATTTTATACCGAGCTTATGGAACGCAAGATGACTCATGTTTCCATAACCGAAGAAGCTGAAATCCAGGATGAAATTGTGGAATATTTATATGATATGAAACGAGAATCGTATGTTCGAGAATATGATGATGCGGTCGAAGAATTGAAATGTGTTATTTCGGATGACTTATATTAAAAAAATAAATATATTTTATTATATAAAGATAACCAACATGTTCGAAAGTATGCAGATTCGTATATTGATCGGCGTAGTCGTTGTGGTATTCGGAATCATGCTGTTAAAATTCTTATCCGGAGATCAGGAGAAAATTGTTGAATATAAAGCACCAACAAGACGTCAAGAAGTTCGTTCCAATTTGAAAAAGAACAATCTTAAACCCAAAGAGCAGAAACATGTGACCTTTGCTCCATCGGCAGTTGACGCTACGATGGTTCCTTATGGCAGCTGGGACACTAATAGAAACTCAGAATCTGGAATAATGAATCAATTGAATAATGTGTCGCTTCCAACATCCGGTGCAATGTCCGACGGAATAAATATGCCGTCTGCGCTCCCGTCGATTCCACTTCTGGGATTTTCCGGGGAGGATGATATTTTTGGCTCCGACCTTTGAAGACGATATGAACTATTTTAATTGGGAAATCATAACAATTATTGATAAATTCAATTGGGAAATATCAATAATTCTCCCGTATCGACGTTTTGCCCTCGCGATCATGTATCAAATTATTCATTCTTCTTTAAATATGATGTCATTGCCCTTGCGCCAATCTTAAATGAACGTTTTAGCATTTTAGGATTTTTAAAATCAAGCACAGATATTTTTCCGACGTCTATCGAAAATACATTGGGGTGAACAAATCGATCTTTTGTGGTTATGGCAATCAAACTAGTAAAAAATTTGTCGATGCTATTTATCTCAATCGGAGTCTTATAGTCATTTGAATCATAACGGATTCCCAGCGCGTTATTCACACCCGGGAGTTGGGCCACGTGATCTATAGGGAATGGATCCGTCAATGCCCCATCCACATATACCATATCTTCATGACGAACGGCAGAGAAAAATATCGGGAGGCTGCAACTCATCCTGATAGCTGTTTTGACATCAAAATCGGGAGTGTTTGTTGGCGAAAAATACGTTGCTTTCAAATCCGTCAAATTTGTTGCACAAATAATCAAAGTTATTCCGGTCTCTTCTAAGATGCTTTTGAAAGTATATTCCTTTTCATCTAAAACAAGATCGATCCAGTGATAAAGATGAGCACCGGTGTCTATCCCGAATGCATTTGAAAAATTACCAATATCTAAAGATGGAACATACGATTCGCTTGCAAATGCTTTGCACATTTCAACATAATTTCTATTCAGAGCAATTCCCGTGGCAACAATTGCCCCAGCCGACGTTCCCGCCACCGTCTTCACGTTGTTCAAATGACCATTCTTACGGAGAACATGGATTGCTCCAAGACCGGACATAGATTTTGCGCCCCCTCCTGCAATGACGAGTGCATCCACATTTCGGATATTGACTCTGCAAGTCATTTGAATATTGAAATATTTTATTCTATTAAGTTTGTCATTTGATCCCGGCAATTAAAATGATATAAATATATGTAAATTTTCATACTATTTATACATTCTCATAATAAACATATGGGGAATTGCTTCAACACGGAACCAAAAATCAACATGACAACCATCATCAAACCACTCGGAAAAAAGAAGAATGCTTCCGTGCTCACCAACTATAATATCATAAAACAAATTGGAAACGGTGCTTTTTCAAACGTTTGGAAAGCCGAGGATATTATATCCGGAGATACCGTGGCATTAAAAATTTCAACAGGCAATATTGAAAACTTAACTCTCGAAAAAGAATTCTACTATCTTAGAAGTATGAATCATAAAAATATTATTGCTCCCATCAAATTTTTTTATGATCGGCGGTTGCCAACATATCCCACATACATGGTGATTCCTTTCATGAAGAAAGATCTTTATACGCACGTGATTGACGAGAATAACCATATGAGCAATGAGGATCTGAAGAAGATTATTCAAGACATTGGAAATGCCATCAAGCACATGCACTCCAAGAATATTGTCCATCGCGATATCAAGCCAGAGAATATCATGATCGACCACGGTGATAATTATATCCTTTGTGATTTTGGAGGAGTTGAGCATGAGGATCTGATTTCATCAAAACATTTGATAGGCTCAACTCCGTATATGGCGCCAGAATTTATCGTTGGCTATATAAATAACAATTCAAATAATCTTGCACTTGGGAAACCCGGAGATATTTATTCATTCGGCATGACATTATACAACATGGCGAGCAGATCAATGGGAGGGCCTTCTCCAAATAATAAAACAAATCTTAAATTTATACAAGAGATTACCCATTATGATATGACGGACAGAATCAATGAGCTCGAACATCCTGAATCATTCAAAAACATGCTTCAATTTATGCTTTGTCGAAGCCCGATTCAGAGACTGACGATCGACGAGGTTCTTAATCACCCATTTATGATTGACCATATCGACAATTAGACATATGTAATATGCATCTATCTCTATATCATATAATGGATATCGCAGAAATCTCAGTGACAGAATTTGCAACAAGCATCGTAAATACTATTGCAAAAAAGAAAAAAGTGAGCGGGATGAGCATCGCTGCATTCGTTTCAGGTCTTGCACACGATCATCCTCCTTGTGATTTTATAGTTACTGGATGCATTTTTTGTGCAAGAAATGGAAACATATTTTCAAAAGAACAGTCCACAGCAGATCATCATAATGATGTCATCCTAAAATATAAGAATAAAATTATGAAAATATTTGGAGAAATGCAACAAGAGATAGAAGTATTGATCGAAACCGGAATGCAGGAAGATCAAGACCTGGAAGAAATGCTAATGAGAGAACTTAGTCTGTAATATCACCTTGGCCAATTGCACACATTCAAAGACGTATCCCATACAGTACCCTTTGCACATGGCATTTTTGTAGGGGTTGATCGCCCCGGCTCGCATATGCTGAAGAATGCTTCTTGATCAACTCCAAACGGTTCACCTCCCTCTACTCCTGAACATTCACCAGACGGTACCGGAGGTGTAGGATTTGGCATTGGTGCGGGAGGCCCTGGTGTCGGGGTGGGAGGCCCTGGTGTCGGGGTGGGAGGCCTTGGCGTCGGGGTCGGGGGTTTTGGCGTCGGGGTCGGGGGTTTTGGTGTTGGGGTTGGAGGCTTTGGTGTTGGGGTCGGAGGCTTTGGTGTTGGGGTCGGAGGCTTTGGTGTTGGGGTCGGAGGCTTTGGTGTTGGCGGTAAAAGCTGTCCTTTTTGTATTTTTACAAATTCATATGGGAATGCATCCTCTATTGTGACCACAATAGTCTCATCTTTTTTCATTCCGTGTGAATTTAATGTTGCAATTTGAGTCTTAACTACGCCCATTGGGAGGATATATTGAATTTCAACTTGATTTGAATTTATAACGCGAATTATTCTCCCGGACGTAACTCTGGTCGGAACTGGCTTGGGAACAGGTGGCGAGGGTGGTTTAGGAGTCGGTGGTTGTGGAGTCGGTGGTTGTGGAGTTGGAGTCGGTGGTTGTGGAGTCGGTGGTTGTGGAGTAGGTGGTTGTGGAGTTGGAGTTGGAGTTGGAGTTGGAGTTGGAGTTGGAGTTGGAGTTGGAGTTGGAGTTGGAGTTGGAGTTGGAGTTGGAGTTGGAGTTGGAGTTGGAGGTTGTG